GCCTCCGCTCAACATCCCCTTTGTGGACTTGGCTCAAGCGCTTGTGCTTGATCTGCGGATGACCCAAGTGACGGATGGAACTAACACGGGGCAATTGTCGGACGTGCTGGCAGTCAGCGGCAAGAAGGACGACGCTGGGAAGACGCCGGTGGAACTGTCGTCCCAAGTGGTTGTCACGGACGGGAAGAATGAGGCCCCGTTCGATTTCCAGTACGACGCCACCGGCCAGAAGTTCGGGGCGGGAACCGCGTTCTTGCAGGGATAAGGGCCAAGCATGGTTGCTACTTCCGTACTGACGCGCGCGGTCTGGAATGATCTGCTCACGCGGATCAACAACCTGGCGAAGAACCCGCCCGCCGGCTGCACGGCTTTGGCCGCGTTGCCGCTTGTGACCGCACCGCACCGCTGGAGCGTGGCCGACATTACGGCGGCCCGGAGCAAGCTCAGCGCTATCTGCTCCACCAATGTCTTCAATGCGCCCACGGGCATCTGGAAGCAAGCGATCATCGACGAGCTTAACACGGCCATCGCCAAGGGCTGGTGCAAGTGCCAGCAGGCGTGTTGCGTGCCCAACAAGACCGGGACGGTCCCGATGCCAGGCGGCTACAACGTGACCATTCCCTATTCGCAAATCCTCACGCAATACCTCTACGGGAACGTCAGCTACAGCGATATGGTCGCGGCAATGGGGTCCGACGTGGTGACAGCCCTTGCGGCGTGCATCGCTGCCGGCGGGACCACCGGCCAAATTATCCAGTACACCCAGCGGCACCTCCACTGGACGAATTGCGCCTATCAGGATCAATGGGTCGGGGGCGGCATAAGGTCTTACAACGGAAACGACACGTATTCGTATACGTGCAGCAACACGGATACCACGGTCGTTGGCTCCGGCTGGGTGCCAGAGCTTGCGCCGAACTATGCCAGCGGCACCACGACCGGATCGACGAACTACTACGATCAGCCGATAGGGACGGGGTACTACTACGACTATGCAGCCGGCCGCTACTACGAGACGTTCTGGATCGGCGCGTTCGACATGGATGCTTACGTCTACGATTTGTCCGTTACCAAAGTTTGTCCATAGAAACTTGAAAGGAGCCTGAAAATGGCAAAGAAGTGGATTGCCGGGGCGATCAAGCACCCCGGCGCATTGGCCACAAAGGCGAAGGCGGCCGGCAAGTCGCTGGCGGCCTTCGAGGCGCACCCGCCGAAGAACATTTCGACTTCGACCCGGCGGGAGATCAATCTGGCGAAGACCCTGGCGACCTTCCATCACAAAGGCCGGTCGAAGTAGAGGCAAGTGCGGCGAGTGTGATCCGAGCAAGTGCCCAGGTGGCGAACCATCTGGGCACTTGCGTTTCTTGAGGAGCAGCTTATGGAAAGCGCGTTTGCGTGGCTCGGCCAACTCGTCGAAACGCTGTACAGATTCATCCCTCACATCCTTATCATCCGCGCCACACATGGCGGGGTGTCGTGGGTCCGTGGAAAGCACATCAAGCTTCTCGCCCCCGGCTTGCACCTTTGGTGGCCGCTCACGACCGAGGTGGAAGTGATTGTGACGGCCCGGCAGACGCTCGCCATCCCGGACCAGGTGATGGCCACGAAGGACGGCAAGAAGGTGGTCGTCAAGACACTGGTGGTCTACCGGATTCCCGATCCCGTGCGGGCCATCGGCAAGCTGAATTGGGACGTGGACACCACGATCAACGACCTGACGCAATCGGCCGTGGTCCGCGTGATTGCCACGCACACGTACGACGAGATCATGGCGGGCATCCGGGATGAATCGCTCACGACGACCCTGACGAAAGAGACCCGCCGCGAGTTGCGGCAGTTTGGCGTCCACGTCACTCGCTGCAAGCTCGTGGACTTCGCCGATTGCAGGGTCTTCAAGGTTCTGACATCCCAGGCGGATCGCCAGGGCATGGCCACGCACCAGTTCTACCAGTAGTCGTCAGGACCGTCGCGCCGGGCAGCTTTGGCAGAGGTCGGGCGTGATTTCGAGGCTGAATTGCTCCGCCTGGGGGTTGCCGCAGAGGCCGGTGACGCAGAGCGTTCCGGCTACCACCTGGACCTTGAGCATTCGCAGCGTGCAGGGCGGCCACGCGGGGTAGAGGCGAGAACCTTCCGCCCGATAGCCGGGGATGGTGGGCGGGGGGCCGGGAAACTCCAACGAGCCGTCCGGGCGGACCTTGGGCCGCCCGTGGATCATTTCCACGTCGGGGATGGCGTGTTCCACCAGGCGATAGAGGTTCGACGCCGGGCCGCCGGAGTGGACCAGGTAGGCGCAGAGGCTTTGCGGGACGGGCGGGATGCTCTTGTCGTCGGGACAGTTGCAGGGCATGGGTCTCACCACAGGTCTCGGGGACAGTTTTCGGTGGCCATTGTGATCTTGTTCTGGACGGCGTAGCCGCCTTCGGCCACGCGGCAGCCGCAGCCGCGACAAATCTGCTTGTCGGGGTCGAACCAGTCGCAGGTCTTGCAGAACTGGTGGAATATCCGCTCGACTTCCTTGTCCGGGCGGCTGGGCCGTCCGGCCGCCGTCCACTGGGCCAGCGCTGCCGCGTAGGACGCCGCTCGATGCACCAGCCCCGGTGGCTCGGGGACGGGCGGCCCCGCTGGCGTGTCTGTCTTCGGCGGCTCCGGCGGCGCTTCGGCCTCCAGCCCGAGGCAGCGGCGACAGTCCACGGGCTGTACGAGTTGCCGGTAGCGGGGCTTGCTCTCGTCCCCGCACAGCGCGTGCTTCAGCGCGCCCTTGACCGTGGCCAGGAGGCGCGTGGGACACGCCGGGTACAACGGGTCGTCGTCGGTTGCCATACCGGCCTCCTCAAAACATCCGCAAGAGAGCGTGATAGACTTCCGCCTCGGCCAGGCAATCGGCTAGGGCGTCGTGTGGATTGGTGTTGGTGATGCCCAGCCGCTTGCACATGGCCCCCAAGCCGACCCGTGGGAACGGGGCCGGCTCGCCCGCGAAGGCCGCTTTGTCGTTCAGTGAGATCGCGTAGAGCATCCCGTCGCGGGCATGGCTGTGGAAGATCAGGTCCGTCTCCTCCACGCCCAGCCACGCCTTCAGGAAACTCGACTCGAAGGCCCAGTTGTGCGCCAGCGGGATCAGGCACTTCTTGAACGGCAGCCTCAAGGCCACGAACCAGTCGTGGAGCCAGTCCCGAACTTGGCCCGATTCGGGGGCGTGCAGCAGGAGTTCGGTCATGGGGATTTTGTGCTTGTGCTTGGCGGCCTCGGCCTCCCGCTCGGGGTACTCCGGCTTGACGCGGGTGTAGAACGGCCGCACGCCGGCCAAGGGCCGGAAGTCGGAATCCAATGGCACCACGGCTACTTGGATGATTTCGTGGTAGCCGGGGCGGGTGCCGGTGGTTTCCAGGTCAACGGCAGCCATCAGGCAGCCGTTAAGGTGGACGAGGCCGGGGTAGACAATCGAATCAGCCACAGCGGGTTCTCCTCCCCGACTTGTGAGTCTTCTTTGCCGGCTTGCGGGCCTTGCGAACGACCCGCAGTGCCTTCCTCAAGACCGGACCATAGTTCGGCATGTCGTTCAACTCGGCCGGCAAACGTCCGCGCTCGATCATTTCCTCATAGTGGATCAGGGCCATCGCGTTGAACATGATCGCGGCCAAGTGGTCTTCGTCCCGCTTGCCCTGCTGGTAGCGCATAACGTGCCGCTTGAGCGAGGCCACGCAGCGAGAGAAGGGCATCCCGCGCTCCCAATTCCTCTCGGCATACTTGGCCGCGCCCATGCGGAGCCAGTGGCCTTGCCGTTCCTCGGCAAACGGTGAGATCAGGTCGGGCCGAGGCTTGTCGTCGGCCGTGTCGCGGATCGCCATGCCCTTGCCGAAGGATTGCCGTTTGCCGCTGTCGGTCATGCCATACTTGCTCATTGGTCTTCTCCAAGGTTCTCAGGTGCTACTTCGATGATGTCGCCGCCATACTCGTCGGCGAAGGCCGCTTCGTCTTCCGGCCACTGGTCGGTTTCCACTTCGGCGACCAACTCGGCCCGCAACACGGAGCGCGAGAGGAAACCGTTCGAGCGGTAGATGCGGAGCGTCACGACTTCTCCTTTTCCGCCGGCTTGAGGGTCAGGTGAGGAACAAACTTTGCATGGTCTGTGCCGGAGATGGTTTTATGCCGCACGGGCAGTTCTCTGCCAACGCGGTTCTTCGACCAGGCGTATCTATCGGACGCATCGAGCCAGTTCTGGAAGCGGTTGTAAAACTCCGTGAAGGGAGTGTGCTTCTCTGGCGTCTGTTCGCAGCGCTGCGTGATGAACTGATCCAGGGGCGTCTGATTGTCCTCCTGGGCGGACAGCTTGCTGCCCGTTGTCACCACCGGCAATCGCAGTCGGTCGATCATCGGCGGCAACTCCAGGTGCATGAGCGTGTAGAGGAAGTGCGGGGCTTCCTGGTCAAGGAGCGGCTCCAGCTTCGGCTTGGCGATCTTCTGCTCTTTCAGCAGATCGCCGACCGAAATCGCCGTGATGCGGGTGTCGCCGGGGAAGACGGGGCAGTTCTCGCGCCGGTTGGCCGTCTGGACCCAATGGGTCGCGTTAGGCTGCGCGAAGCAATCGTGCCGCATCTTGCGGATCAGAATGGTCCGCCCCGTGCTGTACTCCTTGATCTTGGCGTAGGCACCGGGGGCCTTGGAGATGTCCACCTCCTCCACGGCGCAGATGATCGCGCCGGATAGCTCGCCGTTGAATTCGCTGGTGAGCGACCGTTCCGCCTTGACCACGCCCTTTGTCACCAGCCGTTGCAAGGACTCGTAGAAAATGCTCTTCCCGCTATCCTCCGGGCCAAAGAAGAAGAGGTACGGGAGGGGCTGGAAGGGGTCGCGGAAGGCGCAGGCGACCCAACTCCGCAGGTAGTCGGCCCCCGTCTTGAGGTTCGCGTCGATGGCCCAGGGCAACTCTCGCAACACCGGCGTTAGCTCGTGGCCGATGTGATCGAAGATCATGTCCCAGTGGGGATGGCAAGGAACCTCGTCGTCCGCCAACTCGGCCGGCTGGTACTTGAACTGCGCGGCGTCGAGATTCCATTGTCGGCCGCCGGGGTACTCTTCGCGGAAGGGGAGATTTACCAGCCGCCAACCGCGTGCGACGGCCGCGCCCATGACGGCCTCGGCCTCGTTCTTTGCGTGCCCCAGGTGTTGCAGCACCATCTTGACGTTGGAGGCGGGTTGCCGGACCCATTCCTTCTTCGGATTCTTCAGCACCCAACCCGTGTGCTCAACGGCGGCCGACTCTACGGCCCGAATGATGTTGTCGAACTCGTTGAAATCGAGTTCATCGTCTTCCTTGGGGTCCGTCTGGACCTTGAAGATTTTGACGTATTTCCCCTTCTTGTCTTCCCAACCCTCCAAGGGTTCTTCATCCTTCTTCCGTTCGATCTCCACCACCAGCCGGCCGTCCTTGTGGGCCTTGAGCGTCACCTTGCGGTCGCCGATATTCGGCAGCGTGAGGTCTTCACCCAGGGTCTTGGCGGCTTCGATGGCAGCCTTGGCCGAGGAAAAGACGTAGCCGCCTTGCTCGCGCTCCACGCCGCCGAAGAGCGTGCAAGCGGTCGCCAAATCCGGGTAGCGGTTGAAGTAGCAGGTGGTCCAACCCTGGCCGTCCTGGGTCCAAGTATCGGCCTCATTGATGCCCGGTGAAAAGCGATAGACGCGCCAGGCCCCATTGGGCAGCGGGAAGAGAAAGCAGTTGGGCGTGCCGAGATCGCGGCCCTCGGAGAGCGTCTTGAAGATGCCTACCAATTTGGAAGCCTGGTCTTCGGGCTCCTCGATCAACTTCTTGAGTGCGCAGGTGTGGGTCTGGAGCAGATGATGGTCGGCGACCCAGAGGGTGGTCGCGCCGGAACGCATCAGGGCCTCAATCTGGGCCTTGTGGCTTTCGTCCAGGGGAACGATCTTGCGGCTGGACGCCAGGGCCTCAAAAGGGTCTTGGTCGTTTTCGGCGATCTCGTTGACCTTGATCTTGGACCGTTGCCTCTTGACGACTTCAATATGCGAACGCCAGTTGGCCGGCAGGTCGGCTTCGCTCAACTGCTTCGTTGCCGGCTTGATGATCTCCAGGCCGTGGTTCTCGGCGGTCATTTTCCGGTGCCAAATCCACATGACGTGGCCGCAGGCGTCGATGGCGCTGGCGAAGTCGAAGCCCACTTCGGCCGACATCATCCCCAGGATGCAGCGGGCCAGTGCGGCATGGGCCGTGTGGTTGGCGGTCGGCACGCCGGCATCGTCAAGATAGATGTAGAGGTGGATGCCGCCGCCGCCAGTGCTACGGCGGACTTCGACGTAGGGCAGGGCGCAAGCCGCTTGCTTGACTTTCTCCAATTGCTCCTCGTCGATGCCGACGCCCCTGGCGTGAGAAGTCAGGCTGTCGAAGTCGTAGCCAAAGTGCCGGGAACAACGGGCCTTCCAGTCCCAGCCCGTCATGCCGATGCCCTCGGCGTAGAGGTCAAAGGGATAAGTGATCTTGCGATCTTCCCAGATCGGGTCCGTGGCGGCGTTCTTTGGAATGCGGAGGGAATACCAAGTGTCGCTCCCGTTGGACCAGGTGGACCTCTTGCCGGCCACTGGCTCGCCATCAGCGGCAATGACGTTACACTGCACCTCCATGTCGATGGACCACCGGTCCACCAGATCGGCGTTTGCCGCCGTCTTGCGGGCCTGGAGAAAGTTATGGAGGGCTTCGCTGACTTTAGGCATTGATTTCTCTCTCTGCAAGGTGCTTCCAGGTCTTGCGGCGACGAACGTTCTGCACCGTTGTCAGGCAGACGCCATAGCGGCTTGCAACGAGGGGATCGGGATCGCTTGACCGCCTTATCTCACAAACCTGGGATTCGGTGAGACGTGCGGACATATTTAGCTCACCGATGGGGTGATAGTCCCGGTCCTTTTGATGGCGGTCGGCTGTGTTATCGGCGTCGGTGCCCAGGAACAAATGTCTTGGATTGACGCAGAGGCGGTTGTCGCAACTGTGGCAAACGCGCAATGTCAAAGGGTCCGTCCTCTGAACTAAGAAGTAGGCAAGGCGATTGGACCGAAAACTTCGGCGGTCTATCGAGAACTGGCCATAACCGTACTTTGTCACGGTCCCTTGCCATTCCCAGCAGGCATCCATGCCGCGTCGGTCCACTTTGGACCAGAAGCGCGTGATTTGTTCTGAGGTCAGGGTGGGGATGGGCTTTGTCTTGGGCATGGGTGTCGTTTCACAGAGCGTATAAACGCACTTGGCGACGGGCCTCGAAACAGCGTCCGCGGCGATACCTATACATGACCCTAGAAACTCGGGTTTTTTCAGCGGAAGTTCTGAAAATAGCGACGTTTTTAGGGTCATGTATAGGTGAGCAAGTTTGACGCGGAAGCACCCATGCCAGAGCAACCAGCCGACGAATTTCGCCCGATCCCCCTGGACCAGCTCGTCGAGCCGTGGGTGGTCCTGCGGGTCGTCAACCGCGAGGCCGTCGAGTACCTGGAACTGCGTGATTCGATTGCCAAGCAGGGTCTGCTGAATTCCATCTGTGTGCGGCCGTCCCTGCGGCGGCCGGGCTACTACGAAGTGGTGGACGGACTCTATCGGTACACGGCGGCTTGCGAACTGCGGCTGCCGGCGCTCCCCTGCATCGTGAAGCAAAGCGTCAGCGACGAAGAGGTGCTGGCGCTTCAGATTCAGGCCAATGCGTTGCGGCCCGAGACGACGGCCATCGAATATGCCCGGCAAATCAGGCGGATCATGGACGCCATCACGGCCCGGCAGGGAAGGGACGCTTCCTTGGCCGACCTGAGCAATTTGATCCATAAGAGCCCAGACTGGATCGGCGCGCAACTCCGCTTGCTTGGTCTAGGCCGCGATATTCAGACGGCCGTGGAGCGGGGCGAGATACCGCTTGGCTCGGCCTATGTGCTCGCCAAGTTGCCGAGAGTCCAGCAGACACAATTTGTGGAACTGGCGAAGACGGCCACGGTGCGGGAGTTCACCCCTGTCGTGACCCGTCTCCTGAAGCAGATTCAAGAGGCGGCCCGGCAAGGGAGGCTTCACGACTACTGCAAAGATTTCGAGCCGGTGCCGCACCTGCGGCCGTTGAAGGAGGTGCTCGCCGAGCACAACGAGCACGGTCTTGGCGGCTTGGCCGTCGTGAAAGCCGGCAGCCAGACGCCGGTGGACGGCTGGTATTTGGCAATCCGGTGGGCGCTGAATCTGGACGAGGAAAGCATCCGCCAGCAACAAGAGAAAGTCCTGGCGCGGACCCGCGCAAATCTCTTGGAACGGAGGGCAAAGCCATGTGACGACAACGAGTAACCCACCTTCTCGACGCTTGAAGCGTGAACCCTGAATCCCGATCCCGAACCCTGAATCCTGAATCCCAACAGAGAGAACAACGATGTCTACCAACACTGCGATGGTCCCCGTCGATTTCGACCAGCTTCCCTCCACCCAGATCGGCACCGACGATCAGTTCGCGGAACTGGCCAAGGGGGGCGACTACATCGGCCGGATGCAACTTTACACCAAGAGCAAGGCCAACTTGAAGGGACTGATCCCCACCGGCCACTACGGCATCCCGGAGTCCGACGAGGAGATCATCGACCTGGGCGACTCCGTGGACCTGTTGCCGCTGGCCCGCCGGCCCAAGGCCATCGACATGAGCGACATGGAGGCGCTCGTGATTTCCTACGACATGGAAGCGGCTGAGTTCAAGCGGATCATCGCCAAGTCGGCCGAGTCCGATTCGCACTGCCAGTGGGGCATCAGCTTCCTGGTCTACGAGCGGAGCACCAAGCGTTTCCTGGAGTTCTTTTGCGGCAACAAGTCGAGCCGCATCGAATCGAAGAAGCTCTTTCCCTTCCTGCCGCACAGCCAGGCAGACATCGACGCCTTGGCGGCGGCCGGCAACGATGTCGGCGATCTGAAGCCGCACGGCCCGGTCCCCGTCACGCTGAAGACGAAGGTGGCCGAGAACAGCAAAGGCGTCTGGCACGTCCCCGTGGTCGTGATGTGCGGCTCGCCGTTTACGGCGTTGCCCTGCGGCGACGTAATCGGCCGGGAAATCACCAAGTTTCTCACCGTCAAGGACAACGGCGTCGAGAAGGTCCAGGACAGCAAGCCGGCCCGCGCCCGCTGATAACGCACCCGCTGCACCGCTCCCATTCTTGGTGACGTGCATCATGGGCGGGTATTTGTTCCCTGCTGGACTTGCTACAAGGCCCCGGCGGGGTTCTCGACACCGTGGTGTTCAAGCAGCACGCCGGCTAGAGCCGGAGGTCCGGGTTCAAGTCCCGGCGGCGTCTTCTCCGGTTGGGCCGGGTGAGAAAGCACCAAGCCATAAATTGTCGGAATCTGAAGTTCGACAAATACGCACCTTGCGCCGGCGGCAAAAAGACATCGCCCGCCAATATGGCGTTTCGCAAGGCACAATCAGCCTTCTAAAGACGCGGAAGACGTGGACGCATCTCCTATGAATCCAAACTGCGTTCTTATTTCGGCCCCGTCGATCGACTTCCGCACCTTCATTGGCCTCAGCCATAAGGTGCTGGGCCGCTCGCCGGCAGCGCCCTCGGACGCCTGCCGGCGGGAGTTGTCGGACGCCGAGCGGTTCCTGAGTTGCCTGGCGGCCTTGCGCGACGAGCACGCCCCCGTGGGCTTGTCGCCCCATTTGCTCACGCACGTCTCGTTCAGCGCCTTCATCGGGGCTGACGAGCGGGACATGCTGGAAATCCTCCAGCTTTGCGGCGGCCTTCCGTTTGTAGCGGTGGAAACGACTGTGCGGGGCGTGCAGGCGGCGGTCGTCACGGGCACGCTCTGCCAATGGAGGGATGCCGTCATTTCGGGGTGCGGCAAAGGCGTCCCTACTGCGGTGCGGCATTGCTTCAACAAGTTGCACGGTCTGTTTGTCGCCGCCGGCCTGAATGTCTGGCACGATTTCACGCCCCGCAGCACCGCCGACCAGACTTTCTTGCTTCTTGAAGACAAAAGAGGCCGCTGATTGTCGAATTCCGCGCCGGTTTTGCAACGTACTTGGTGGGACACTATCACACCTTCCATCCTGATCGTCACCATGCAGCCCTTCTTCGAGCGAGACAACCTGAGCCTGTACTGCGGCGATTGCCTGGATGTGCTTGCCACGCTGCCGGAGAACAGCGTGGACTTCGTGGCGACGGACCCGCCCTACGGGATTTCGTTCATGGAGAGGGACTGGGACCACGATGTTCCTGGACCCGAGTATTGGCGAGCCATCGCCCGCGTGTGCAAGCCCGGCGCTTTGATGCTCGCCTTTGGCGGCACGCGGACCTATCACCGGCTGACCTGTGCAATCGAGGACGCCGGCTGGGAGATTCGAGACTGCTTGATGTGGCTCTACGGCCAGGGTTTCCCGAAGGCGGCCGACATCGGCAAGTTGATCGACAAAGCGAAGGGCGCGCAGCGCGAGGTCATTGGCGACAAGCTGGACCGCCCCGGCTATCACCTGCGGGAGGGCAAGGGGAACGGGTGCTATGGCGGCGGCAATGGCCTCCATGCGCCCGGCACCGACGCTCGGCTACGCGCCGCGCAGATAACGGCCCCGGCCACTGCCGAGGCCACAAAATGGACCGGCTGGGCGGCGGCGCTGAAACCCGCCTTCGAGCCAATCGTCCTGGCGATGAAGCCGATGGACGGCACCCAGGCCCACAACGCCCTGACCTGGGGCGTGGCGGGCATGAACATCGACGCCGCCCGCATCGGCACCGATAGCACGGTGCGCACACGGGGCGACAGCCTGACGGCCGCTGGCTGGTCCAGCACGAAACGCTCCCCCGTGGGTGGGTCGGAATGCGGGCGATGGCCGGCGAATCTGTTGCTGGATGAAGAGGCTGCCGCCCAATTGAACGAGCAGACCGGCACGCTCACCAGCGGCACCAACTGCGTCCGCACCAAGTCTGGCGACGGCTATCACGGCGGCATCGGCAACGCGGGCGACGTTCAGGTGAGCTACGGCGACAGCGGCGGGGCCAGTCGCTTCTTTTATGTAGGCAAGGCGACCAGGAAGGAACGCGGGCCGGGCAACGACCACGCGACAGTAAAGCCCCTGGACCTAATGAAGTATCTGCTCACGCTGCTCTCGACCCCGAACGGCGGCGTGATCCTGGACCCCTTCGCCGGCAGCGGCACCACGCTGTTGGCCGCGCAGCAACTCGGTCGGTGCTCAATTGGCGTCGAGTTGAGCGAACACAACTGCGAGATCGCCAAGTCTCGCCTTGAGAGGATCGCATGACGCTTGAATCCGTGAAGGTCGAGGCCCAGACATCCGGCGGGACGCGCATTCGCGTGCCCGTGCTGCTGGAGCGGAAGGATGGCCGCATCTATTTCTGGGACGGCAAAGTCGGCACGAAGACCCGCTACGGGCTGATGGCGGAAGTCAAGGCGATGTCCGGTGCGCATTTCCACGGCTACGACGACGAGGGCGAGTACGCCAGGGTCAAGGTCTGGTCGGTGGACGACTGCCAACGCAACCGCTTCCAGATCGGCTACCTCTGCGGGGAGGACGTTTATACGTGGTTTGATCGTCCGCTGATTCGCCATGAGTACCGGCAATTTCTTCGGGCCGGGCAGCCAGCCGAGGTCATGCCCCATCAATACGATCTGGCCGACGCCGGCCTGACGTACCACTACCAGATATTCGCGGCCGAAATGGGGTGCGTGGATGGCGACGCCGCTGTCCAGATCAACAGGGCCGGCCGGGGATTCAAAATCAGCTTGGCGGAATTGTGCCGCAAGTTCCATTGCGGAAAAGATGGTGGCCGGGCATGGGATCGGTCCATTCCCACCTTTATTCGGTCCCTATGTGGCGACACGTTACGGCTGAACCGCATCGTCAACGTACTGGACAAATCACGCCAGCCCGTTGTCCAGGTGCGACTGACCAATGGTGCCTCTATTCGAGTGACCCCTGACCACGAGTTCTTTGACACCGACGCTAACCTGCTTCGCGCTGACGCGCTGAAGTCCGGCAGCCGCATTTTGGTCAGCGGGCTTCTTAACAATGGAGCGGAGGCTTGGACACCATTAGACCGGCATGATGTGGGTGCGTATGTCTGGGTGCCTTGCCCAGGTCATCCATGTGCCGGTCGCCGGGGCACCATGCACGAGCACGTGCTGGTCATGGAGAAGTACCTCGGACGGTATCTTCGGGACGACGAGGTAGTTCATCACATTAACGGGCGCAAGGACGACAATCGTTTTGAGAACTTGCAATTGCTGCGGGACGCGGAGCACAAAAAGCTTCACGCACAAAGAGGCGGCTTCAGAAATCTCTCGGGTGGCCGTGATCGTGTTGACTTCAACGTGGGCCTGGGGACCGTGGAATCGGTGACGCCGGCTGGAAGTGCTCATGTCTATGACGTGGTGTGCGCGGACCCGTACCGCAATTTCGTTGCCAATGGCATCGTGGTCAAGAATTGTGGCAAAACGCTGGCCGCCCAGATGGCGATTGAGAAGTCGGGTGTCGATCTGGTCTGGTGGGCAGGGCCGAAAACCAGCATCCCAAACATCAAGCGCGAGTTCAAGCTGTGGGGGTTTCCCTTCGACGGCATCCAGGTGGAGTTCTTCACCTACGAGCGACTGGTCCGCGTGATGGACGAATGGGACGGCTCGCAAACCTTGCCTCGGTTCTTTGTGGCCGATGAATCGAGCCGCTGCAAGAACGACACGTCGCAGCGCTCGAAAGCCTGCCAGAAGCTCGCGGACCTGATCCGAGAAAAGTACGGCCTGGACGGCTACGTGATCGAGATGTCGGGCACGCCGTCGCCCAAAACGCCGTGCGACTGGTGGAGCCAATGTGAGATCGCCTGGCCGGGATTCTTGAAGGAGGGCAGCCGCCGGGCGATGGAAGAACGGCTGGCCTTCATGGTCGAGCAGCAATTCGACGCCGGCAAGTTCAAGAAGCGGATCGGCTGGAAAGACGACGAGCGGAAGTGCGCCCAGTGCGGCGAAACCCGCGAGGAAGGGCCGCATGAGTTGGACGGCGAGGCCAACCCCGACGATTACCACAAGTTCGTCCCCAGCACCAACGAGGTCGCCTACCTCTACGAACGCCTCAAGGGCCTGGTGATCGTCAAGCACAAGAAGGACTGCTTGCACCTGCCCGAGAAGCGCTACCGCAAGATCGTGTGCAAGCCTACGGCCAGCATTTTGCGCGTGGCGGAATCCCTCGTCCGCGCGGCCCCGAATGCCGTGACGGGCATGACCTTGCTGCGGGAACTGAGCGACGGGTTCCAGTACCGCGAACAGCAAGAGGGAGTGACGAAATGCACGCATTGCACGGAGGGCACCGTGGCTCAGTGGGTGGACCCGGACGATGCCGAGGCCCGATACGAGGCCGTTGACATGCTGGACCCCGACCTAGTGGCCCGGCTGGTCAAGGAGACGGTCCCCTGCCCGCTGTGCAACGGCACGCGGGAAGTTCCCAAGATGGTGCGATTCACGCGAGAGCTGCCCTGCCCGAAGGACGCCGCCCTGAAGATGCTGCTGGACGAGAACGAGGAAGTCGGGCGGCTGGTGGTTTTCGCCGGCTTCACGGGTTCCGTGGATCGCATCGTCAAGCTGTGCCTCAAGGAAAAGTGGGACGTGGTGCGGTGCGACCAGGGGAACTTCCAGGTCTTCGCCGCCAAGAGCGACAGCCCGGAAGGCATTTTGATAACGGGCGAAGAGCCGCTGGATTACTGGGCCAACACGGAGGGACACGGCAAGGTCGCCTTCGTGGCAAACCCTGAATCGGGCGGCATGAGCCTGACATTGGTAGAGGCCCGCATGGCGGTGTACTGGTCCAACAGTTGGAAGCCGGAGTACCGCGTGCAGAGCGAGGATCGCATCCACCGCAAGGGCATGGACGAGAACTTGGGCTGCACCATTGTGGACCTGATCCATCTGCCGAGCGATGACCGCGTGCTGGGCGTGATTCGCGCCAGCCGTCGCCTTGAATTGATGACGATGGGCGAACTGATGGCCGGCATCCGGTGGGACGCAGGCGGGGACGAAGCAGACGGAACTCTCCAGATTGTGGAGGCCGTGTCGTGAAGTGCATCCAGTGCCGCATCCGCGTGTATTCCGGCCGCTGGGGCAAGGGCACTCACGGCTTCCGCCCTAGTTGGGGCAACCGTCTTTATGCCGCGGTCCAGGAAGCAGTTGCCGGCAAGGGCGAGCTTTGGGGACTGGCGTTCACGCTCACCGAGCCGAACTCGGTGGGACTAGCCGTGACGATTGGAATCTGGGTGGGCTGGCGGCCAGGCGATCCGAACTTGCTTGTCGGGCGGCTCCACGAACAGATGGTCGCTCGCTTGAGGCCGGAGTCCGAGCGTCAGATCGAAGTCGAGGTCATGGATAGCCGCGACATAAAAGAAGACTCGTTGCTCGCAATCTGAATGCCTGTTGCATGATTCCCCTCCTTTCACCTCTTGGAGTTGCAACGATGAAGTACGTGCTTTTGGTCCTGACCCTGCTTGCCCTGGCCGCGCCGGCGGTCGCCAGCATTCCCGACGACTTGCAGCGTGTGAGCGTCACCATCAAGGCCGGCGATGCCCAAGGCTCCGGCACCCTCGTCACCCGGCAGATCGGCGAAGACACCGTGACCTTCGTGTGGACCGCCGCCCACGTCGTTGACGGCCTGCGCACCACGCGCACGGTCGTCACGCCGCAGGGCACGCCGCGGATTCTGGTCGAGTACCGGGACGCCGAGATCGTCCAGGAGCGCCAGCAAACCGGCCGCCGGGTGGGCGAAGTCAAGTACGACTGCAAGATCATCAAGGTCAGCGATGCCGACTACGGCGAAGACCTGGCCGTGCTCATGGTCCGCTGCAAGGGCGCGTATCCGCTGAGCGCCTGTGCGAAGTTCCACCCGGACATCAATTACATCCCGCCCATCGGCGTCGATCTGAGCCACTGCGGCAGCCTGCTGGGCCAGTTTGGGGCCAACAGCTACACGACCGGCGTGCTCAGCCAGACGGGCCGCACACTGCCGATGAAGGGGGCCAACGTCAAGGTCTTCGATCAGGTGACGGCGGTTGCCTTCCCCGGCTCGTCCGGCGGCGGCATGTTCCTCAAGGCCAGCGGCGAGTACATCGGGATGCTCACCCAGGGCGTGATGAAGCTGCAAGGCTTCAACTTCATCGTCCCGGTGCGGCGCATCCACGCTTGGTCAAAGGCCGCCAAGGTCGAATGGGCCATCGACCCCAACGCGGAGATGCCCACCTTGAAAGAGATCGACGCGATTCCCGTGGAAGACGCCGGCCAGTCGCCGAGCGGCTACCCGCAGCATAATTCAGCCGGCGGCATCGGAGAAGGCGGTGCGCCGTGCGCCAAGCCACCGTTGAACTTCAACGACGCCATCCTGTGGGTCGAGCAATTTCTGAACCGCGCGAGGTGTCGGTCGCTCTGAGGCCGAAACTGTTCTGCCCGATTCTGGCCTGACTGACAGTTCGAGGTTGGGCGGCGGCGGGCAGCGCCGCCCGGCCTTCATTATCACGCGGCGAGGCCAGGCGCGGCACGGCTTGGCGAGGCGCGGCCTGGCGGGGCGAGGCAAGGCGAGGCACTTCAATCAAGCAAACCATCAACCGGCGAGGCGAATACGGAAAGATCATGCGATTGACAAAGCAGAAGGTCCAGAAGATCAAGGCGGCCATCGCCGATGGCGTCGCGCAGCCTGAGATCGCCAGACAATTCACGATCAGCCGTTCGCTCGTGTCGGACATCGCCACGGGTCGGGTCCACAAAGATGTGCCGTGGCCGGGCGGCGAACCGCCCGCGCCCAAGCGGGCCGGCGGCCAGCACAAAGACATCCCCGACTACGATCCGACCGACAAGAAGGTCTTGGAGTTGGAAGCGGAGATCGTTCACCTGACCGAAGAGAGAAACCGCGAACGGCAGAAGGTCAAGGCCGGGGCGAAGATCGCCGGCCTCTTCAAGGCCGTTGTCGCGGAAATGGAACATCGGATCAAGCCTTTTGCGGCGCTGCCGCAAGCCGTGGACTTCCGCCGCAAAGCACAGATTACCGAACACGTCGTCATGCACCTGAGTGACTGCCACGCCGATCAGGTCGTGCGGCCCGAGGAGGTGGGTGGGCTGGAGGAGTACAGTTTCCCTATCGCCTGCGCCCGTGCCGAGCGGTACGTGGACACCGTGATCGAGTGGTGCCACGACACGCTGGCCCCGAAGTTCTCATTCCCCGTGCTGTGGTTGTTGGCGTATGGCGATTTCACGTCGGGCGAAATCCATAAGGCTTGCGAGAGGAGCTACTATCGCAACCAGTTCCGCAATTGCCTGGCCATCGGGCAGCTTCACGCCCTGATGCTGCGAGACTTGGCGGCCCATTTCGAGACTATCAACGTCCTGTATTTGTCAGGCAACCACGGTAGGAGAACGCCGAAGAAGGATTTCGGCGGGGCGCATGACAACTTCGATTATCTCGTTGCCGAGATTGCTCGGCTGCACAGCCGCGATTTGAGGAATGTCAACTTCGCTATCCCCGACGCTTGGAGCGCCAACGTCAGCATCAATGGCGTTGGATTCTCAGTATCACATGGGGACGACGTTCGGGGCAGTCTGGGCATTCCCTTTTACGGCATGGTCCGGCGGCAGAAGGGCCTGATTGCCCTCGGCGCGGCGGCCGGTGGCCAGCGGTGCCGCTACTTTGTGGCCGGGCATCATCATACGGCCAGTTCGTTATCGGACATTGATGGCGAACTTCTTGTCAACGGCGCATGGCTTGGAACGGACAGCTTCGCCTACAACTCCCTGGCTGCCTATAAGGAGCCAACTCAGCTTCTTCACGGCGTCAACGCAAAGCACGGGGTCACATGGCGATTGCACGTCAAGCTACGGCATGAGAAGGAGAAGAACGGCCCGCGTCGATACTGCATTGATGGCGGGAGAGAGACGGGGCCGTTGCGATGAAACGAATCCCGTTGACACAAGGCAAGGAGGCCCTGGTAGACGACCAGGACTACGAGTATCTCATGCAATGGAAATGGTGCTGGCATTGGACGGCACGCCGCACCACGACTTACGCACGCAGAGACATTGGCGGGCGAAGGCATAAATCATCTGTTCACATGCACCGCGTAATCGCCGAGCGAATGGGGCACTTGGCTCAGGGACGACAGATCGACCATGTGGATGGAAACGGGCTGAATAACCAGCGGAGCAATCTGCGGGTTGCCACACAATCGGAGAACGGCGGCAATCGCGGGCGAAATCGAAACAACAAGTCGGGCTACAAAGGAGTGTGCTGGGACGCAACACGGCAGAAATGGCTTGCGGCCCTGAAGCATAGAGGAAGACAAGTGCTACACAAACGCTTTGACGATCCGAAAGAAGCCGCCCGCGCCTACAACGACGCCGCACTTAAACACTTCGGCGCGTTCGCGTTCTTGAATCCTGTTTAGGAGATCAACATGCCGATTCATCGCACCACCAAGAACGGCAAGCCGGCGATGCAGTACGGCGCTCGGGGTGCCAAGTATACCTACACCGCCGGCAATAAGGCGAGCCGCGAGGCCGCCAAGAAGAAATGCGTCAGACAGGCCCTCGCCATCCAGCGACGAAGCGGCGTGCCGGCGGACCTGTGACGTGAATCGTTTCTGTTTCCCTGACCCTCTGAACAAGGAGATTTCCTGTGGCAGCGAACAAGGTATCGACGAAACCCCAAGCCGCCAACGGCTCGATGACTGGCTCGCGCAAGGGCGCGGTCAACTCCAGCCTGAAGGCGGGCAAGAACCCCGTGGTCGTGCCCATGATGGGGAAGACCAAAGGCGGCAAGAAGGCCAAGTAACCCGTACCCGTGGCCGCTGGGCGCGGAAGCCCGCGCCCGACGGCCAACTCTTCAAGGAGTCACAAAATGGCTGACAAGATTTTCGTGCCCGCCGTCACCACCAGCACGTTGGGCGACCGGCTGGAAGCCCTGCGGACGACCCAGAAGGACTACGAGGACCAAATCCCCGCGCGGATCGCCCCCTATCTGCCCGAGGCCGCCGACACCTCGCCCGTCAGCGAGCGGGAATTTCCCAATCTGCCCAGCGGCTCCCAGGTGAAGGAAGACCAGTAATGGCGAAACGCAAGGCAACCAGCAAGGCCACCAGCCGACCTTCCCGGACGCCGATTGGGCCGGTCGCCCCGCCCCCGATGATCGGCCGGTTGCAGAGCAGCGGCATGATGCGATACGGCGAGGGACCAGTGCCGCCCGCGGTCAACGTTGCAGCCAGGGCGCGAAAGCCCTCGGGCCGCAAAGTAGCTTCGGCCCCGTCGCCCACGGCCGTGCCGACGAAAGACAGCGGGATGACGCGGATGGGAGACATGCTTTCGCAATCGCCTGCCGACATCGCCGCCATGATGCAGAACCGCCCCGGTGGCAGGCCGGCCAGCAGGAAGGGCCGCCGTAAGTAGCAGGAAGACCTGGACCGGCAGTAGCACGACACGTTGATCGTCGACTGCACCTACAACCCTTTCAATGTGCCATGCGCGCAATTTTCTTGGGCGGAGTGTTTGATGCGCAAGAGCGGGTTGCCAACGGCGACCAGCGCTTCCGCGACGTGCGAATGCAGACTGGGGAAGTCGTCCGCTACGAACTGCTGATGCGGTACGGCGACACGCTGATCTACGCCCACGGCCTGACGTTGTATCAGGTCATGGACTTGCTTGTGAATCATTACTGCATTGGAGACGAACCGTGCTGAACAAACTGTGCTGGTGCTTCTGGCAATTGTTCCCTTGCACCTACCGGACCTATTACGGCGATGAAGGTGGCCGGCTGCACTTCGCCGTGTGGAAGATGTGGTTCGGCCGCTGCTACTACATCCACGACGTAATCGTGGACACGTTCACCACCCTGCTTGACGACACGCTGCGGATGCTCGAATCCGCTTGTGCCGCCCGCCGCGAGACTCTTGCCGATTAGTTGGACTCACCTCTTCGATGTGCCGGTAAAGTGCGATGATCCTTGAACCCATTCCAGAGAGCGAGATCGGCGAGTACCGCAACTTGCTCCGGGGCCAGACAGTCTACGGCGTATTTCGTCGGCGGGACTTGCCCCCTGGCGTCTTGCAATTGATGCAGGACCGGCGGCCGGCGGAACTGCTGCGAATCAAGAAGTCGCGCCGCTGGTGTTCGCTGCCGCACGGCTGTCCGCAAACAGGTTTCCGATGGGAGGTCGTGTTCGATTTCGGACCCTATAAATCGACGTATAACGGCCCCCATGATCTGCCCGGCGGTACGCAATGCGACATTTGCCATACATGGTGCCGGTACGGTCATTTCCTGGTTCATCCGGCGTGGAAAGCGGCGGAATTGGTCGTCGGTCGGGACTGCGCGGTCCTCTTGTCCGATCTCGACCCGGCATGGGCCGAGAAGAAGCTGGCACAAGAGGTTCGGAGACGAATGCGGGCGCGCCGGCTGGCTCAGATCGAGGAAGAGAATCGCCGCCTTACCGAGGAGGCGGAGCGCCGAAGAGAAGCAGCCTTCCGCCTTGGACAGGAGGCAGCGGCGCAGCAGGCGGCGGACAACATCGCTGCGGCCATGTTGCAGGACTATGGGCAGCGCGGCCGCCCTCGTGAGGAGCGCCTTGTGTCATGTATCAGCAACGTGTCTCCCGCTCAGATGCCCTCCGACCTGCCGTGGCGGCAATGGTGCGCGACGGTGCGGCAACGGGCGGCATTCGACCTGCGCGAGGCAATATCCTCTGCCGCGTATTCGTCGCATCAAGGGAATACGACGTTTCGCGTCATTGTCGCCGGAATTGATGTCAGCGGAACCGTGTATCCAAAGGAGGGCGGGTGGCGGTATGTGTGGAGGCTGCCATCAGCGGTGGAATACTCCAAACGTCAATTTCAGTCCCGCGCAAAGGCGTATGAGGCTCTGGTCGCCCACCTGGAGCGCGCCCTGCCTCAATATGCCGAGAGTGAGCACGCAAAGCAGGCATACCTCGCGTCAACTCTACGGGCGGCGATCTAAGGAAGTCAGTCTAAGGAAGTCAACCATGCCTATCTTCTGCGTAAGCGACCTGCATTTGTGCGACCGCGGCTACCGCGACAACTTCTGCGCCGTGGAGGGCCGCGAGGCCCGCTTCCACAAGTTTTTGGATTATGTAGAGACCGAGGGTGGCCAACTCTACGTCCTGGGCGATTTGTTCGACTTCTGGCAGGCCAATATGAGCCGGGCCGTCGTGGCATACCTGGACCTGCTCACGCGCCTGGACAAGATGCAGGCGGTCTACGTCATGGGCAACCATGATTGCGCCTTGTCGGCGTTCATTGGCCAGACGGCCTTGATGCCGGGGCACCCGTTCTTCCTGCGGGAGGTGCGGGGCTTTGAGCGGACCATCGGCGGCAGGCGGTTCGCCTTCCTCCACGGCCATGAATCCGACCCCTATTGCCGTGACGCAAATCCCGGCATGGGCGACATTACCGCGATCATCTCCGGCATGTTGGAAGACCGCAACCGGGGTCCATTCACGGCAAATCATCATGCCGTCGAAGACCAGTTCGTCGGCACGCTGGAAGCGGCCTTGACCCTCTGGCGGCATCTGACGTTCCAGCACGGCCGCATGGACGAAATGCTCGACGGCGTGGAAGCCTACCGCAAAGAAGCCGGGGCCGACGTGGTGGTCTACGGCCATACGCACGAGCCGGGCCACATCGGCGATTACCATTTCAACTCCGGCTGCTGGGCCAGGACCAACGACACCTTCGTGCGGATCGAGGAGGACGGCCAAACCGCCGTCTGGGAATGGCTGCCCAGCAACCGGCCGGCGCTGTTTCCCCAAACTTTGCGATGAAGCCGCTGGAGCAATACCAGGCGTACCCCATCCCGGTGGCGGCCATCTACTACGATGCCGCGTTCAACTGCCGGGGCGAGTTCACGCTGCAATCGGTGAGGGAACTGGCGGACAGCATCGCCCAAGCGGGGCGGCTGATCTGCCCGGTGGCCGTGCAGCCCTGGACGGGAGAGCCTGGATGCGACTACCGGCTGATCGTCGGCCACCGCCGCTTCCGGGCCGTGACCGCCTTCCTGAAATGGACGGAGATTCCGGCCTACATCTGCGAAGGATTGAGCGACCATGCAGCCCGCATGTTGAACGTCGTGGAGAACTTGCAACGCAAGAGCCTGAACATCCTGGAAGAGGCCCGCGCGATCCAGAACCTTTATCCCGAAGGGGCAAGCGTGCGGGAGGCGGCCCGTGAGCTAAAGCAGTCCACGCGATGGGTCTGGGTCCGGGTGCGGCTGCTGCGGATGCCGGAAGCGATCCAGCAGAAGGCCGCCGCCGGCCTGCTCTCGCAGACGAACCTGGAACGGCTGGCGGGCCTGGAGAAACCGGACGAGCAGATCAAGCTCGCCGACGCGATAGTTGAGGCGCGGCAGCGTGGCGGCGGCAAATTCCTGCCGGGTCTGGACAAGGCGTATAAACGCTCGCGGGCTCGTCCGCGCGAAGAGATCAATCGCATGGTCGAGCGGCTGCTGGCCGCCGGCATTGCCGGCCTGCCACCTCGGGTGGCCGCCTGGTGCGCGGGCCACGTCTCGGACGAGGACTTGCTGAAAGACATTGAGGCGGAACATCTGAGAGGTGAACCCGATGGACACGCCAACGGCCCCGGCTGAGCGGGGAATCGACATACGAAAGCTGAAGCCCGGCACGATCCTTCTCGTGGAAGCGGAACCCTGGCTCTACGAGATCAAGGTCGTGTATCCGGTCCACGGCATCGTGGAGATCAGTTCGAGCGACCCGCACCTGCGAGTCGCTACCGTGGGCCAGGTGCTCCATAGCGTCCACTGGCCGAGTCTGGGCGCACCGATCCCGTCATGGCTCGGAAAGGGCCTCGCCCTGGAAATCCGCTTCCGCAACGGCCTTTATCGCACGCAGCCCTTAACGGCCGTCAGCGTGAAGGGAACACGCGAGGACGGTGGCCGTTGGTCCTACGACGTGTTCTGAGAGATTTCCGGCGTGCGTTTCGGCGATGAACCCATAAGCGCGTGGCTGGTGACTGGGATGGGGCCTGACCCGTAACGGTATCCCCGCCGTGGCTGGCGGGGAGTCACGCGAAGCCGGAAGTCTCGTTGAATCTGGAAAGCAACATGCCTGACGAACTGCCACTCAAACACCTGTTTCTCGACACCGAGACCTGCGGGCTGCACGGGATGCCAGTGCTCTTTCAATACGCCGTGGAAGATGGCCCCATTACGCTCTATGAGGTCTGGCGGCATCCCATTCACGAAACCCTCAAGCTGATTGAGTGGTTCTGTGAACATGCGGTTGTCTTCTTCAACGCTGCGTTCGACTGGTTCCAAGTTTGCAAGACCTACACCATCTTCCGCCTCTGCGACCCAGACTGGATTCCCGAGGAGCATATCGACGCGATCGCCCTGCTGGAACCGCAAGGGCAGGACGGCCCGTGCATCAAGCCGGCGGCGGCGCTGGACCTGATGCTCCACAGCCGCAAGGGACCGATGCAATCGCTCATGGCCCGCGAGGATGTCCGCATCAAGCGGGTTCCCACGGCGCTGGCCTATGCCCTGGCCGGCGAGTTGGAGGCCCGCGTCCAGTTCGACAACATCTACTTTGCCAAGCGGGCAGACCCGGAAGCGCCCAAGTGGCAGGTCTTCGACCGCCACGATTCCTTCGGCGACCTGGACACGGAGTTCAAGGATGTCGTCTTGAAGTTTTCCCCGGCGGGCGGTCTGAAATTCCTCGCTGAACATATCCTGAAGCTCAAGCCAAAGTTTCACTACAGCGATGTGGAGCCATCGCCCGCCTGGCGGCCCTACGAGTTAGGCTACGCGCCCACGGCCCCGGCTGTGTCGAGCCCCGAGAGGGGCTGGGCCATTGAAGCCGATGAAGCCGGCGGCAAGAAGGTCACGAAGTACGCCTGGCCGGGCGTGATCCGCAAGTTCATCGACCACTGGGCCACCCGCGCCGACGCCCGCGAGTACGCCAACGACGACATCGTTTATACGCGCGCTCTCTTTGAGCATTTCGGTCGGCCGCCCTATGGCGACAACGACTCAACCCTGGCCTGCATGGTGGCCGCCGTCCGCTGGCACGGTTTTACGATCAACCGCGAAGGGATCATGGCCCTGACGGCGAAGGCCCAGGCCGTGGTCGCCGCCAGCCCGGTCAACATCAACAAGCCGAGCGAGGTCCGGGCCTACGTCATGGCCGCGATGAACGACACCGAGAACGTGATCCTCGAAGAGTCCACGAAGAAGGCCAACCTCGAAGCCATCAGCAAATGGGGCATCGGCCAGATGTGCCCGATGTGCAAGGGCAAAGGCTACTTGGACAAGGAAACCGACATCTGCCCGCAGTGCAATGGCGCGTGCTACGTCGGCGAGCCGGAATCGTGCGGCAGGTGTGAAGGCGATGATCCGCACTGCGCCCGCTGCGGCGGTACGGGACTGCTGAAGGTGGGCCGGCACCCGGCGGCCGTCCGCGCCAAGGAAATCCTCGCGGTCAAATTCGCCGCCAAGGAAATCGAGCTATACGAAAAGCTCCTCCTGGCCGGCAAGTTCCACGCCTCGTTCGTCGTGATCGGTGCCCTCTCGTCGCGCATGGCCGGGGCGGACGGCCTCAACGCCCAGGGGATCAAGCACACCAAAGAGGTCCGGCAGATGTTCCCGTTGGTTTGGGACGGGTATCTACTCTGCGGCGGTGACTTCAGTTCCTTCGAGGTGACGATCGCCGACGCCGTGTGCAACGACGAGGCCCTGCGCGCCGAGTTGATCGCCGGCCGGAAGATTCACGCCCTGTTCGGCATGGCGATCTTTCCCGGCACGACCTACGAGGAGGTCAAGTCGAGCGACGGCAGCACGACCAACGATATGTACACCAAGGGCAAGCAGGGCTTCTTCGGCACGATGCTCTACGGCGGCGACCACAGCACCTTGGTCAACCGCCTGGGGATCAGCGAAGAGGTTGCCAAGCGGGCCATCGAGAGCTTCGGCAGTCGGTTCACCGGCGTCAAGAAGTGGCGGAAGCGAGTGGCGGATTCGTTCTGCTCCATGACCCAGCCGGGCGGCATCGGTACGAAAGTTGTCTGGAAAGACCCGGCCGACTTTGCCCAGACGATGCTCGGCTTCCGCCGCTACTTCACCTTGGAGAACCGCATTGCCCGCGCGATCTTCGATTTGGCCCGCAACACGCCGAAGCACTGGAAGGATTGCAAGGTCAAGGTCGTCCGCCGCGATCGGGTGCAGACGGCCGGCGGTGCCGTCTCTTCGGCCCTCTATGGCGCGGCCTTCTCGATGCAAGCGGCCAACATGCGGGCGGCGGCAAACCATGAAATCCAGTCGCCGGGTGCCGAAATCACCAAGCACGTCCAGCGGAAGATTTGGGACTTGCAGCCGGTCGGGGTAAACGAGTGGCGGGTGGCAATCCTGAATATCCACGACGAACTGATGTGCGTCACGCACCCTGAGTACGTGAAGCAGGTAACGACCGTTGTTACGGAGGCCGTTGAGTTCTTTCGTCCCAAAGTGCCGCTCATTGCAATGGATTGGAATGAAGAGATGTGCTCATGGGCTGAAAAGAAGTCCGGCAGCAAACAAGTCAAGATACGGCCGGCGGAGATGATGAAATGATAAAGCTGACTCAAGCGGACGTTCAGCGTTTCTGGTCCTTTGTGGACCGAAAGGGTCCAGCGGACTGCTGGCTCTGGCAAGGAGGCGGCCCTCGCAATCCCTATGGCAACTTCTCGATTGGCCCCCGTGGCTTGGCCAAGACGTATTTGGCTCACCGCGTTTCCTACCAACTGGCATACGGCCCAACGCATTTGCATGTGTGCCACTCTTGCGATAACCCTCGCTGCGTGAATCCACAACACCTATTTGCTGGCACGCAGAGAGACAACCGCCAGGACTGCAAGCGAAAGAATCGAACGGCGAGAGGGCGACAGCATGGAAAGGTAGTGCTCACCGAACATGAGGTCAAGCAAATTGTTGGCTTGGACAATAGAGGCCATACGTCGGGCGAGATCGCTCGGGAACTGCGTCGTAAGCCAACCACCGTTTACAACGTGATTAAGGGATTAAGCTGGTCGTGGCTCACAGGACGCCAGCGGAAAGTGCTGGAGATGATGAAGTGAAGTACATCGACCGCTACGAGATCGAGTATCGCAATGGAGACGGCCCGTGGGAGCGTGTCGCCGAGGTTTATCCGAACTATCGCTGGCGGACTGTCCGTCTTTGGCTCCTCCTTGGGCTGATCTGCCGGGCAAAGATCATCAATAACGCCGAGGCCGCCGCGCTGCGGGCACGTTGCGAGGCCGCTGACATCGCCTTGGGCCTGATAAAAGGCGATGCGCGGGAGCGGTTTCGCGTCTGGGAGTACGGTCACAACGGCTGGTGGCGCACGAAAGAGATCGACGCCGAGTTCAACGGACACCTGATCTGATGGGTGACATCCGCCGACCGAAGCACAGCCAGGAGTGGCACATCCAGCAAGCTCTCATCGCCTACCTCAAGGTCCGGGGATGGCATGTGGAGCGGATGATCGGCAATGCCTTTCAGATGGGCGTGCCCGACCTGTTCATCGCGCATCCCAAGTGGGGACAGCGTTGGATCGACGTGAAACGACCGGGAAAGAACTACAGCTTCACCAAGGCTCAAAAGCTGAAATGGCCGGTGTGGGAAGCCTTCGGTATCGGCCTTTGGATTCTCACTGCCGCAAGTCAAGAAGAATACGACAAGCTGTTCGCACCACCCAACTGGCGCGACTACTGGAAAGCGTCGTGGGGCAAGACCCCTGACATCGACGCTCTGCTCGACGAGCTAGACCGCGAAGGCTGGTAGCTCGCCGCTCTTAACCCGTTGAATCCGCCCACTGCGGAGAAACCCTGCGCCCGGAGAGACCCTGCGTCTATGGAACTGCAACAACGTCCTGAGCCCTGGATGTGTATGCCCTTGGCCTTTGCGATGGCCCTGGACGTGCCGGTCGCCGACCTGCTCGCGGCCATCGGCCACGACGGCGGCGAAATCGTGTTTCCGAGCCTCCCTGAGCCGCTGTGCCGGCGGTGCTTCCACGTCCAGGAGCTAATCCAGGTCGCCTTGGCTCGCGGCTTCGCCGTCACGCCGATCGAGTTGTTTCCCGTGCTGCAACCGACCGAGGCTGGGCCGTTCCACAAAACGGTGCTCTACCCGGACAACAACTGGCGGCGATTCGAGGCAACGATTCGCGCCAGTCGCGGCGTGATTGACGGCACCGGCGCACGCTTCGGCCATACGGTTGCCTACGACCACGGCCGCATCTACGACCCGCGCGGGCCGGTCTACGACTACAGCCGGCTCGCCTGCGAGGCCCACCAGTTCTACACCCGCTCTGCCTGGCGAATCGACGCCATTGGAGAACGCACCCATGAGTAATTACAACGACGCGCTCATCACTGACATGCACCGTGCAACCAGAGGCGAAACCCTGGATGCAGCGAAGAACGCCGCCCTCTTCGAGCGGGTGGCGGCCGGGGACGCGGCAGCCCGCGAAGAAATGATCGTTGGCAACATGCCATTGGCGGTTGCCAAGGTGGAGAGCTTCCTTCGCTGCTTTCCGGGAGTCACCCACCTTCGGGACGATCTAACGAGCGCCGCCTTTACCGGGTTGGTCAAGGCCGTCAACCAGATGGCAGATGGATGCCGGATCAAGCAACCAGAGAACTGGAATCCGACCGACTGCATCGGGACATGGATCAATCGGGAGTTGAGTCGACTCACCGAGAGCGAGGCACCGATTCACATTCCACAAGACTCTGCGCGTCTGGCAAAGCAAAAGGGCGAACCGATCCCCATTCCTGTAGTTCAGAACGTCATCCCCGAACGCTTCGAGGTTCCTTCTTACGAGAAGGAGCTGGAGATGCGCGATCTGATTGGGTCTTGTTGCCGCAGCCCGGAGGAGCGGACCTTCGTTGCCATGCGGGAGGCTGAGCACACCTACGCTGAAATCGCCGCGGCCATTGGCAAGCCGCTCGCATCCACTTACGCGATGGCCAAAGCACTGGACGCCCGAGTCCAGCAGAAACTCAAGGCCCTATGCAACGAATGATCCGGCGCATCTTCCTGGACCTGGATGACGACAACTGGGCGTCGGACCCGCGCAACTATTTGGAAGAAAACCTTGGGCGTCGGTCGAAAAACCCGCGCCGTATGCAACGTACTAGATAGGCGACTGTCACACCTATTGCCCGGATTCTGACCGCGCACGTCGTCGAGTTCATTGCAGGTGTACCTGATGGCAAAACGCGAATTCCTTCAACTGGCTGACCACTATGATCCGCACAGGCACGACGTAGCGGGTTGGTTCATCTCTGAAAAGCTGGATGGCCAGAGGTGCTTCTGGGACGGCGGCCTCACCCGTGGCCTGCCCACAGAGCAAGTGCCCTGGGCTTCCGTCACCGATCCGAAGACCGGTCAGCGCAAGGCCAAGATCAAGCCCGTGTCAACCGGCCTGTGGAGCCGCTATGGAAATCCGATCATGGCCCCGGATTGGTGGCTCAATCAGCTTCCCTGCTGCCCGCTGGACGGCGAGCTTTGGAGTGGTCGGGGCAAGTTCCAGCTCTGCCGGTCGATCTGCGGCGGTGACACCCCCGACGAGCGATTCGACAAGATCGTCTTCGCGGTCTACTCCACCCCGCCGCTGGGCGCGGTCTTCGCCACCGGTGAGATCAAAAACGCGAACATGGTCTGCCACGTCGATTACCTCACGATTGAGGCGTGGATTCGCCAACGGCTCAATTCACGGGGCAGCCGCTTTGACGGGCTTCCCGTCCCGAAGCGCTGCCTGGGCGACGACTTTAGGTTCCTGACGGCCGAGCAGACGTTCGGCAAGGAACTGGCCGTCTTGAACGAGGCCCTGGAGAACACCGACAACTCGGTCTGCTACCTCCATCCGCAGACGAAGTTGATCGACATTCCGGGCGAGGCTGGC